ATTCTAGCGAACTGTTTAAGCTGTGTAGTTGTTAGTTCGATACCTTGATCAACTAACTTAGAACGAAGCACTAAACCATCAAATTCTTTTTGAATACTACGTAAGGAACCTAATGTAGAATCGAAAGGGTTACTAGCTAGTCCACCGATATCACGTAATAGACCTTTTAGTCTTTCCATTTCTCCACCAGCAATACCCATAGCTTCAGCCATTTTAAGTACACTAGATTCACCACGAGTCCAACCTTCACTGATTAGATCGCGTTTACGTTCAATACTATCTACTAAACCTGTTTGTACAACTTGTGCATCTTTAGTGGCTTTAGTTGTTTGTTCTACAGCTTTTTGTTTTTTCTTTTCAGCACGATCTACTACTTCTGCTGTTTTAGCTGCTTGCGTAGCTACTTTTTCTGCTGCTAGTTCTACTTTCTTTTGATTAACTGCTGCATCAGCGGAAGCTTTATCTAGTTTCTTTAAGTCTCCAGCTAATTTAGATGCGGCTGTGCCCAATGCTGCAAGTTTAGTTGCTGCATCTTCTAGTGGTTTAGTTTCTACAGTAAAACCAATTTGGGATAATTCTAACATTTCATTTCCTTTATCTGGACATTATTCTTTATGTAAGCACGTTGGTAACCACATAAAGAATAAGCCTACAGAGCTAACATGCAGGCTTAAAGTTTATTTCTTTTTGTTCTTCTGTTCTTTTTGTTGTTTCTTATTATTTGCATCAATAGCAACTGAATCAAATAATCTAATAACATCAATGTCTGATTGATCTGGTTCTATTTTTATTAGTTTAAAGAACGAATAAATTTCGGAATAACTAATAGGACTAAAACCAAAACCACATTGTCTAGTACTGTTCAATGCCAAGAACCAGAACCATTGTTCTCTTAATGATTCTGGAAGTTCTACAAGATTTTCAAGTTCTAAAGGATTAATACCTTGGGCTTTAACCGAAAGTAAATGATCCATTAGTGATTTACCGTCTGACTGAACTTGAGCAAACACAAACTCTTGTTCAGCATACAGTTTACCTTGCTCTAGTTCTTCTTCACTGAAAGTTACTAAGCTGGTCGCTTTCCTCCATTACTTGATCTTTAATCCAAGAGTGAGCGCGGAAAATACGTTCAGCATTTTCTTTAGTAAAAGTAACTTCTACTTTATCTTCAGTAATTCCCTTCCAGCTAATGACTCTGTTAATAGCTGATTCGATACTCAAATCTTCAGCTTCATCTAGAGTCATTTCATCTTCTTTACCTTTACGCTTTGCGGCTTGTTCACGTAAGCGGTACTCGTTGTACTTCTTACGAGCATATGTACGTGCTACAGGAGATTGCGCTCCACGAACCTTAACGAAGGCTCCTGTGCGTTCCTGTGAAGCTGGATACACAAGTTCAAACTCGTATCCTGATTCTGATTGTTCTGCTAGGTTTTGTACTTTTAGGTCTAACATGGTAGTTCCTTTCAATTAGTTGTTATTACCAGAACTATTTATTCTGGGCTTAATCCTATTATAACATTACTATGTATAATAATCAAGTAAAATCTCTTGTAGAGATTGTTAAGTAAAATATTCCTTGAATATTGTTAGAAGTAAAAATCTCCAATCCAGAAACAAAGATTCCGTTCCTTCGGAATCGTAAACAACAAAACCTCCAAGGTTTTATCCAAGGAGGTTTCTATGGTCTAATTTATATTAGATACTTGTGTCTTGAATCATAATAGTAGTTGGAGGTAGACCACCAGTTACTGTAGAATTCAATAAAGCTTGGAACGACTGAGAAGCTACGATACCGTTTTCGGCATCAGCTTTATCAAAAGAACCTACTTTTACTTTAGGTAAAGTAAATGAAATTGCATCATCTGTTTTACCTTGACCAGCAGTTACAGCTACAACAATAGATATAACAGCTTCATCTTTGAAGTAATCACGGAATGTAGCATCTTGGAAGTAAGTGCTAATGTTTCCATTAACCTTAATACGACCAGTGAACATATCAGCGATACTGTTAGAACCTACTACAGTAGCATTCTCCATTGCACGTTCTACTGTGAAGTCAAGAGAAGTAATCAGAGCTACAGCAACACCATTAACTACTAACGCACCAGATACAGAAGCTAGAGTACTAGTTGTTCCTGCTGCTGTTGGAGTTGTGAAGTAAGCGGAAGTTCCTGTTTGTGCAAGGTCTTTACCCATTAAACTAAAGTCACAAGTCACTAACCCAGTAGATGGGAGTTGTACATTCATTGTACCAACCTTCATACCTGTATAAACTTCAGACTGAGCAATATCAGAGTAAAATTCTTCAATAGTATAAGAATCGTCCGTGTGAGCTGTTAGTGGAGCAAGGGTTTGTTTACCAGTAACTACAGCAGTTACAGTAACGATTGGACCTTCTGGAACCAGTGGAGTACCTGAGAGTACTCTAACAGTCATAATAGTAGCTGTTAAAGCGACTACAAGTAAGTTGTTACCTACGTTAGCTGCGTTTAAGCCAGCCCCTACTAAACGAACGATACTACCAACATACAACAGGTCAGTTAAGTAACTGCCAGTAGCACGAGTAATAGTGAAGAATGAACCAGAAGTAGCGATTGTAACAGAAGCAGAACTTGTAGTAATGCCTGTTGCGAAATCTTTTGCTACAATAGATTGCATTAAATCAGAGTAAGAACCGGGAGATAATTCACCGTTCAGCGAACCTGCTGCGGAACGAACACCGTGTCGGAAATCTGCTAACTGATAGTCAGTGCGAATTTCGTTTGATTCATAGGTTTCTTTTGCTAAGTTAAAATTAGCTGTTACTCTACGTAGATACTTAGCACTGGTTGGCCCTGCTAGAGTACCCCATGTAGTTTCTTTTTTAATTACGACGCGCTTTGCAACGCCTTTTGCTAATGCCATGATGTTTTCCTTTATTTATTCAATATTTGCAAATATTACTATTCAGGTATAGCTACCATTTTTGTTAGATCAGGAATAAACCTCACCAATAACATTAATAATTACTGGAATCAATATCCTATCTTGAGTAGGAAACACCGATCCAATTTGTGGGGTTTTCAGTACATAAATCCTAGTACTACCTTCCGTTAAAGACAGACCTTTAGCGAAAGTATTTCTGATTAGTTCTGCTCTGGAAATAACACCAGCAGTTCCCTTACCTTTCATATCAGCGATAAACACTTGCATCTGCAAACGTTCTCTACTAAAACCTGAAGCTAATACTGTATCTTCAGGTGGGTTTATCATAAACTGACAACGTTGGTACATCGTGTCAACAGGTGGGATAAACTCCACGTTTTCAAGACCTGTCGGCAGTGTAGGATTAATCGCTAATAATCTGCGTTCTAACGCTCTTTTTATGTTTAGTATTTCAGCCATTAGATTCCTTATTGATTCTGTTGGTAATGTCTTATTAAGTCAATCTTATATGTACTTAGCATCTGGTCTATTGTTGGTTTTAAGATACCGTCAGGAGCTTGATCAGAATAGCCATTTTCCAGTATTGTGATGTATGGTCCAGTATTTCCTAGAGTAATAGTTTCACCTAGTTTATAGTTCATCATATGAGTACGTACAACTTTAGAAGCAGCACTACCTGAGTATAAGTCTTGGAAATCCAATTCTCCACCTACAGTATCTGGAACTTGCCATGAACCTTGTGCGAAACCAGCTTGTATATCTAGACCTGTTCTATTAAAACGTTTGACATATAAAGCTTCGTAAGTTTCAACATCACCTAATGGTGTTTTCTCAATCGCTGTCATAGCAAACTCATACATGAACCCACGAACCATTTGTTCCAATCTACGAGTAACATCTTTGTGTAATTTTTCAAGGTCTTTAATCAAGTCTTCTACATTACACTTTATCATATCAACCTCTTGATGCTATTAGTTTATATAAAACAATCTCACCATTAGTTACATATTCAGTAAAACTCTGAATTTTATATTGCAGAGACTTGTATGTAATTTCATCGTTTACTTTAGGAGTAAACCCAAGAGAATTGTTTGCTAAATAAAACAACACAACTTCTTTACCTACTAAAGTAGGATAGTTATAAGTATTCGCTACAATTTGTTTAGGGAACATTCGTTTAACGCAAGGTACTTTAGTGATTGCAGCAGTACCTGTTTCTACGTTATAAGCACCTGTAGAAACCGTGTTGTATGTTAAATCTATTCCGTGTACTTGTAGTATTTTTATGGTAGTACTTAGGAATCTGTTCATTTAAACCTCAAAATAACTGCTTGTTGGAAACTTGGAAAAATTCTCAGTATAAGGATTAGTTATAATGTTGTTATCTGTTGTAGCGTTGTTTGCTTGCATATCACTGATAGATACACCACCTATATAACCCTGAACATTATCAAGGAAAGGATTAGTATTAGGGTCTTTAAGAAACATTTGTAGAGCTAGTCTATATTGTTCTGCTGTTTTACTGTTTTTAATACTTAAGATATCTACTGTGTCATCTGTACGCATTGACAGATTTAGCAAGATAGACTTAGCTGCGTCAATAGATGATCTAGCAATACTGTTGTTATTTTTATCTAGAAAATACTGAATTTCATCATCTGTTAAGATGTATAATCCAACAGTTGAGTCCTGAACCGTTAATCTAACCTGCTGAATAAGAGTAAGTGTTGCCATTGTTTGTCCTTATGTTCCATGACGTTCGGTATAACCTGCGCCTTGCTCGTTGAGTAATCTTATTTGTTCTTTGCGCCATTCTGTGGCTAAACGTAAGGCTTCTTGTTCGCCGTAAGTAGAGATGTTAAAACTTTTACTTTTGTTTCTACAATCAATTGTTCTCCACTGAGTCATATAGTAATCGTATTTACCTAATTTAACTCTAGAAACACCTGTGACACCTGTATCTTCATTTAATCTAGAGCTGCTATTCAATTTGTTTCTAGCATTTTGTGCATGAGTTACAGCTTCTAAGTTCTCTGGAGAATTATTTGAACGATCACCATCTTTATGGTCTATCAATAAATCAACATTTAAATCTGTTTTATTAAACAAAGAGTAAACTACTCTGTTAACTCTTAAAGCCTTACCAAACAAACGAATCACCCAATAACCAGATGTTAATCTGCCTGCTCTTTTACCACGAAGTCTTCTGATCCCGCCATTAAGTAGTAGAGCATCTTTCTTCCAGATTAAGCCAGAAACTGAATCTTCAGAAATCTCTAAAATTGAACTTAGGAATTCGTAGTTAATTTCTTTAACTAATGAGGGTTTAACTTTATTTATTAAAGTTTCTTTGTAGTAGTAAAATAATTCTGTTTCTAAGTCGATAGCTTCCCTAATTGATAGATGATCTTTTACTATCTCAACAGTATAACCAATTAAGGATTTTTCAATCCATTCACTAGTTCTTCCAGCTTTCTGAACTGATCTATAACCACAACCCTTACCTACATAAAATACTTGGTTAGTACCTTTAAGTCTATGTAAATAGACATAGTACTTATTTTCTTTATTCATAATTTCTCCCGAAATATATCCACTATAAACAAATAGCAGGACTGGTGGATAATCAGTCTTTTCTCTCCGTCGAGATAGCTATTGTATTTTACTTAACAGAAAGAACTGAGTCAACAATTCTTTCCAGTAAATAGCTTCTTAGTGAAGCTTAATTAAGTTTAAACTCAATTTGAGGAAGTTCCCTTAATTACAAGGGCGGGTCTACGGACAAAGTGAGTTACATTGAACTCTCCGTCGATATCAATACCACTTCCTTTTGGATCACGGTATGTCCACATATAACCACGTTCAGCAATCGTATTAACGAAGTCCATACGGTTAGCAGGACCAAAGTAAGATACGAAAGTATCGCTAGTACCAGTAGGTACGAACACGACTTCACCAGCAGGGATTAGACGTTGACCAGCTAGTACAGTACGAACTTCAACGAAACGGATACCAGCGTATGAGAACTCACGGTATAGACCGTTGTTACCACCAGCACGATTACGTTGAATCATCTGACCTTCAGTAGCACTAAAGTACTGGTAAGCAGATTGAATCTTCGCGTGAGCGATTAGTTTAGCAAACCATTCAGGTGAGCAGTAAGCGATAACACCAGTGATAACATCACCAGTACTAGCATTATCTTGCATAGCTGCAATTACAGTCTCAACCTTAGCAACTACATCAGTACCAGCAGTACCTAGAACGAAGTCAACTGAAGTTTGGGTAATACCAAAGTCAGAGAAAAGATTACCAGAAATAGTTCCGTTAGGAGCGTAGAGGTTACCAGTAGTTAAAGTACTGAAACGTCCAACTTCCATAGTAATGTCCATATTCTTACGAATACGTTCCATCTTACGAGCGATTACAGCAGCTTCTGTTTCAGCAGCATCTGTACTACCGTAAGCACGTTTACCTTGAATATCTTCAGGTTTAACAGCATCTACGATTGGGAAGTGGGCGATTGGGTAAGAACGAATCTTACGGTTATCGTCTTTGTTTGCTTGTGGTTTAGCACCACGGAACTGGTCACCAATTAGACCTAGAGTTTTAGCTGATTCTTCGAAAGTAACAGTATTACCCGCTAGGAATTCTTCAGAGAATAAACCTGAATCATTCAAAAGTGTCCAAGAATTAGGTACGATTTGTAGCTCTTGAGTGTAATCTACAACTTCAAAAGCATTGGTATAAGAACGGGTTTGTGCCATTTTATATTTTCCTTTAATTTAAATAATTAGTATTAGGCAGATTTATCTAGCACTTGAATACCGAGGGCTTCTAAAGAAGTATATACTACTAATTTCTCAGCGTCTAAGTCATAAGTAGCATCTAGAACTAAAGCTCCTGCACTGATAGATGCTGGACCCTTGACTAGCACAACTAACTTAGTGTCAGTAGTAGCTGCAATTGATGCGTCAGCAAGTACAATTGCTGCAGCGGTTTGAGAACCATCTACAGCGGTTTGTACAGCGATTTTGTATTTACCGTTAGCAGTTACTTTACCAAGTAATGTGCCAACAGCATAGGTCTTAACTGCGGCTTCATTTACAGTTACTACAGCGCGGCAATATCCTAGTTCGGCCCATTGTTCTTTTTTAACGAGATTAGAGATACGTAGAGTATCGGTTGCGATTACAGGCATGTTTTGCTCCTATTATTTAGTTTGAGTTTGTTTAGCTTTTAGGATACGTGCAACTGCACTTTCCTTTTCTTTAGAGTCTTCAGCAACCGTAGCGCCTTGCTCAGTAAACAACGCAGATTTTTCTAGTTGTTCTTTTTGTTTAGTTACTTCAGCTTGCATTACAGTCACAGCGCCTAGAAACAATGTATAATCTTCGTCAGATTCCAATGCCAGAGCAGCCTTTAATACAGGTGCTAAAACCTTTTCATCTTTAATTAGTGCTTGAAATTGAGAAGTCTTAGACTTAACAATCTGAGCTTTCTTTTCTTGTTCAAACAAGTTAATGGTGTCGAGTGCTTTTTGGAGTTCTTGCTTCTGGTCGTCTAGACTTTTCTGCAAGGATTCCAACATAGACTTTTCTACCATTTCAACAGTAACAGTTTTAGTTTCTGTGGTTGGTTTTGTCATTTGTTTTTCCTTCTTGATATTTTGTTTAGAGACAGATACCTCTGGCTCGTTGACCTCATGCATGATATTCGAGGTATCGGACTCTTGTTCAGAATCAGATTGGGGAGTAACTTTGTCTAGTTCAATTAGTGCTTTTTCAACAACAAATTGATCTTCTAACATAGTTAAGTATTCTTTTTCGTTCAATGTAGCTAATACTGTAGCTAGTGAATCTGTATCTTTCAGGGACTTGAGGATTTCAAACGACTGAAGTTTTTCTTGGACATAATTCTCGTACCAATCACTACCGTACTCTTTATCTTCATCCTCATCTTCAGGTGGGACATAACCCATCATCCGAGCTAGTACTTCGGCGTTAGTGCCGTATATATTAAAGAATTTCTCAAGGAAATCAGGTAAATCAAGTGTTACTCTAACCTGTTGCATTTTCTCAATAGCTTCTTTAGAAAAAGTCAGATTCTTAATCACAAGTTTATAATCTGCTCCATTTGCTGGACCACCTTGATCTTTATGAACAAGTGCAATATGAGAATCAGCACCGTCAAATGAAATATCTGTTAGTTTTCTTTTTGTTTTACGTTGTGTTGCCATTATAATCCTTTACTTAATCTTCAAGTTCTTCTACACTTGCCATAGCACCTATAGAAATACCTGTTACTGAATCTTGTTTAATCATGTCCCAAACATCTTCGTCATGGACTTGTAAAGTCATTAACCAAGTACCTTTGGCAACAAACTGTTCGTTTAGCTCCATATCACAAGGGGCTAGATATGACTCTATTACAGAAAATGAATCTGTCATAGTCATATGAAATAGGTTGGCTCTTTGGAGAGAACTGTTGAACGACTCTTTTGCTTTACGGACTTCTTCTGCTGAAGTGAAATCTCCGTGCAAATCTGTCGAGTCTGGTAGCATAGCAACATATGTAACTTGCATCAGTTCTTCATTTAGAGACTTAGCGATTTTATGTTGGTTGGTATTTGTTGTTTTCATACAACCCTTTATATTAATTACGCTTATATCCGATTATACCATATAATTCCAAAGAATACTAGTAAATAAACCAATATCCTTTGAATTAATTATTTTAATGCTAAGAAAGTTCCCTTAGTTAGTACTTTCTTAAATCTAACATCTTCTAGAATAGCATTTACTAGAGCTGTCAGATCAACACCACCTGTAGATGCTGTGTTTAGCTTGTTACCTGTAGAATTAGGGTTATTATAATCAGCAGCTACTGCATTCCAAACAGCATCAGCAATAGTATCACTTGTAATAACACTAGAGTCTACAGTAGTACCTGCCATTGATCCTGTTGCGTAAGGTGTTAATGCTCCTGCAAAATTAATTCCAACAGTACCTGTTCTAGCTGGACTAGAATCATTTAATGGATATGCTTGTGCGTTAGCTACAGATATTTGAATAATACTAGTACCATCCCCATTTGAAATAGCTCCAAGTAATGGACTGTTTGTATTAACAGAAAAAGCTGCTGTACCACCACCACCTATAGAGGCAGTAAGTAATGCGTTCGCAAAAGTAAATTGCAATGAAGCAGAACCAATACCATTAGTGATTAACTTACCTGTTGCGTTATTAAAATTAACAGAAAAACTAGCACTTGCTGTTCTTACAACAGGAGAATCATCTAACGGAAAAGCTGTAACTGGTAATGGAGCTAGAGTAAAACTAGCTGTTGCAGTGGTTGTAATACCGCCGTAAGCTAGTCCAGTAGATGATATGTCTAAGACGGTCACATTTCTAGATGAAATACCACCAGCAACTTTAGGTAATACCCAAGAACTAGGACTTAGATGCCCATACGGAATCGCTGACTTATTATCATATACTTCATAAGCATTTCTCATCATCCCGTGTAAATTAAAAGCAGATCGCATTACAGCAATACCACCACCTGTTCCAGAGTTCCCGTTAAGAAACCGATTAGGAGATTTAAGTAGTACTGATCGGTTTCCTATTAATGCCATTTTACACGTTCCATCCAAATTCTAAGTGACCAGACAATGGACTAGCTACGGGTGTGGCTGCTCCAGCTAACATCAACCATTGCAAACATGCACCATCGTAAATCTTTGGCATACTTGCTATTTGATTTACTAAATCTCTTTCTGATGTAATACCTAAAACAGTAATAGGCATAGTCATAAGCGGTTTACATAAAACAAGGTTTAATACTCCACTTGTCATAGTAGCGGATAAATTAATCGACTGTACTGATCTAATACCTGCATCTCCTGCTTGCAAAGGCATAAATGGTCCGTACTTACCTGCACCAGTACCGGAGTAAATAATCTGAGAAACAGGGGCTGTTGCATTAGCAATAGGTAGAGTAGCAGGGGTAGCTCTAGCTGCTGTACCTACACTGTTTGTATAGCCTATGGATATGTTAGGAGTTCCCGCACCCATTACTGTGCTAGGGGTAAGAAATGCTTGTACCCCAGCACCATCAGTATATCTAGGTAAACCTACTGAATTATTCAGTGTTTGGTTACCTGTGGTAGTAACTGTTGTAATCGGATAAAACCCAAGAGTATCTACTAGCATTAAAACACATGGGGCAGTGGTTGCTGCTGCTGTTTGTGCTGCTGCATTTAATAAAACTTTATATCCACCAACATTACCACCATGGGGAATCCCTGTGGCTCCTGCTGTAGTATCGGTTAATGCTCGGAACGCTAAGTTTGTACCTGTTCCTTGAATAGTATCTGCTGGGGGATTACCACCACCACGCAAAAGACTATACCAAACCCCTGCTGTTTGTGCTGTAGTAGCAAACGTTGATTTCTGCCAGTCACTTCTATATGATTGACCTAAGTTACTGATCGAATTGATCATGTCATCTTGTGATGTAAATCCTGCCATAAATTCTCCTTAATTAAATACTGTTTCAAGAATACCGTTTATAGGTGCTCCAGAAAGTGTTCCGTTGGGAAGTGCTACTAAATTTAAGTAAGCATCATCCAAAATTTCAGGCATTGAAGCCATATCTTGCCAGTAGTCAACTTCTGTAGGAGAATCTACTGTGAATAAACTAAAACTCGCAAGTGGTTTAACTAGTACTAAACTGAACAATCCAACATCACCTACACCTTCAATGGTTACAGACTGCACTGATCTAACACCACTATCTCCATCTTGAAGGGAAAGGAAAGGACTATTGTTTACATAATTACTATTTGCTTGAATGCTATGTAATATAGTTCCGTTGACGAACTGAGTAGTCATTCTTGCTTGCCCAGTAACTCTATCAGTTATACCATCTTGATTAGTGTATTTAACTGTAAATGTTTGACCACCTGTTTGACCAGCTACTACTACAGGCATAAGTTGTACGCCTTTACCGTCAGCATATCTTGTTGGTGAAATTGTATTATCCATGAATTGTTCATCCAGAATAGACTCATCAATGAACGGATAAAACCCTACGTAATCCATTAGTTTACAAGGTAATGGTGATCCTGTACCTAGAACCTGCTGTGCCATCATTTTTCGCAAGAACTTTTTCATACCTAGGGTATTTACATTCCCTCCATGTCTTAATCCACCATCTGTACTTTGTTTTAATAAAGTAAAAGTATTAGGACTTCCAATATAGTAATTAGGTGAAGGATTACCGTGTGACATACTCAAGTCAAACCAGATACCAGCAGCAGTCGCCTGAGTCGGTTGCTTTCTCCAAGAAGCATATAAATATTTACCTTGGTCTTGAGCATCAGTTAATTCTCGTAAATTTCGGAATCCTGCCATAAGTAGTACCTATTTACTCTGCCGTAATGCTGAGTGCTGCACTGGCAAATTGTGGTTGAATACCGGCTGATACATTGAGTGTAGCTGATAGCGCACCACTAATCATCATTGCTACTGCACCTGAAACAGTGTCTACTACAGCAAAGTGGGTAATTGCGTTAGTTCCTGCTGTACAAGCACCAAACTGGATAAGGTTAGTATTTGTGTAAGGGCTAGATGTTCCAGTCCAACTTGTGGACTTTGTTAATGCTACCCTTGCATAACCTGTATAATTTGCTTCTGAAGCTAGTGATGCAGTCTCAGATGGGTCTGCTGTAAATAATGCTAAGTATTGTGTTGCTCCAGCACGATAAGAAGGATCAACCCCTCTTAAAAATACATCAAGTGCTGCTGCTTCTGTTGTGTTTGATAATGACATGAGTTGTTCCTTATTTGGTTGTGTTGAGATAACGTATTATACTATTTAAATTAATGAAAGTCAATGGTTAAGAGTAAATGTATGTTAGATGATCATTCCATACTTTATCGTAATTTGAATTACCAGAAGCCCAAGTTTCAGAAACATCACCATCTACTGCTATAGTAATTTTACGTATTCGCCAAGTATTCTGAGAGTCTATTGTTCCGACAGCAGCCTCTGCTTTATAGATAATATCTTCTCCTACGAAATTTATTCTTTTAGCTAACACTTCATCTCCTTCAGAGGTTATTGCTTTATTTTTCCATAAACCTGTACTTTGTTCATACATGAGTACTTCATTGTTTTGTGGAGTGTTAATTAAGACACTACCTATCTCTACAATATCAGGATGTTCAAGTATAGAAACAAATATACTTCCTACTGTAGCGTGTGATCGAACACAATAACCTACTCTAATTACTCTAGCAGGAGCTAAAGGAGGTGTCGCTGTAATGGCTCCTGCGGTTACTGCTGAAAGATACAAATCTGAACCTTCTGGAAACAAAGAAGTATCTACGTTTCTAACAAGACCTGATGTTGTACAAAAACCTTCATGGTTATTCAGTATAGACTCTGTGACTACAGCAAACGTGTTATCTGCAAAACTAACATCAGTAGCAATAGATAAACCGACAGTAAGCCTATTACCTTGTGCTCCAGTTATGCGTACAACTTGCATATCCACCATCGGAGTACCTGTTTTATTAAGTACACGCACTAACTGCTCTTGACCTACTTGTAAAGTTACATTACCACCTTTCAGTCCCAAATCAAGAGTACCATCTGTTTCATTCCAAGTGAGTTCACCTACATCTGACGCTAAATCTGCATTAGTATTAAATCCTAAGTAATCAGTAGGGTTAGTTAACCCTGTTATATCACCTGTAGAACCTGTAGTTACAGTAAGAAATTGCTGCATTATTTCTTCTGTTATGATTGACTTAGTTGTTAATGTTTCTCCTGTGTCAAACACAAGTACTAACTGAGCTTGTTCATTAAAATCAGCAGAAACTAAAACTCTGTCTGAATCAGTAGGTAACGCATTTTTACCAAGAAACGCACGGTGGATAGTGTTCTTAGGTTCTTCTTGAGCTTTCAATAAAGAAACATGAGTAGGTACTATAGGCTCTACAACAGGGTTTAACGCCTGTTCAATGGCTCGTATAGTACCAAGGGCTACTAGTGTAGCCTCTACTTTACTTTTACCGTTTAAAAGGGCTTTATTAGCAGCGGCTAAACCTTTGTTTACTATTTCAGTAGGTTTGTTTTGTACACTGAAGGGTAAATCTTTTTTAGTCCACTGCATTTATTATCCTTTATTTTCTACGTTGTTACTCGAAGTATCTTCACCGCTAGGAGATAGCGATGTACCTTCGCCTGCTGTCTTCATACCTTCGCCAGATTTACTAGTGTTACCTGTAAGGATGTCAGTCTGAGGTTTCATATCTTCAGGTAGAGTATCAATATCAAGTGAAGCACGTACTGCATTGAGTACATCACGATCAAGTTCAAGTAATCCTGTACTTGCGTAACGTTGAAATGCCTTGGATACTGATTCAAGATCAACAGAATCTAATTCGTCATAATCTAACTTACCTGCACGAGATTCGTCCCATCCGTTTAATTGGTACGTCTGTTTGACTAAATCCCTGTTCAGTACTTCAACAATAACTTTCATCATTGATTCAGCAGCTAAACCAGTCATACTATTTTTTAGTGAACCTAGAGCAAAAGAACCTACTTGAGATTGACCCATTGAAGTTACTTCAGAAAATAAGGAAGTTACAATAAGATTTTTATAGTATTCTTTAATCTTGTTTAAGTCAAAAGCTTTCTTACCGTCTACAGACAGGAGTTCTAACCTAAATAATTCTTTCTTAGAATCTGGATCAAATGCATTAGGTAGAATCATCGCAGATTGTTGGTTCATCTGCAAGTTACGCATTGCGTTTTCGTAATAAAGCTTAATAGCTTTCTGAGAGTCACTGGCATCTGCGGATAAATACTGCGGTGGAATATAAAGAATAGGTAGACCGTTTAAATCTTTGGATACTCCGGTAGCTTCTAGGTCTTCCAGCGCGGTTAGGAATCTCCAAGCAAGATAAGCATCACGTAATGGGGATTTACCGAACGGATCACCTCTGTGTTTACCTGCACGAAACAGCATAAACTTATTACGACCCATAATTACTTCATTAGATTCTCTACCTGAAAATCTGTTGTAATTATCGTTTACAGCAGCTAGGTTCTGCTTTACACCTTTGATTTCATTTCCGTCTGCACTAAAGATGAACTTTTCAATAGTTTCTTGAGCGCGAATAGGTAGTTTCTTCCAACCAATAACACCATCATTGTACATACTACCGTTGGACTTTAAACGTCTACGATAAACTTTCTCATGAACAGAAAAACCATACACATTCATGCTTAAAATATCTTTAACAAACTCAGGCCATGTTTCATCCATGTCATGCATCATTTGTTCTACTTGCCTACACTGAAGTTTTTCTTCTTCAGTTGCATCCTTTGGAGGAAGCATAGACCAAGTAGCCTTACCAATGATGGTATCAAACAAAGTAAGAGCAGAATTGATACTACTATGATAACTCATTTGTTGAAAAGTATTAATACTGTTGGGCCAGTTTAGTTCAGACTTAAGTTCAGTATTAGTAACACCGCCGAACACTGAAAGTCCTAGTCTACCCATTTCGCCCAACCTAAATCGATCAGGAGTTTCATCAAAGGCTGTGGTTGCTTTATTTATTTTACGTGTAGCCATGTGGCTCCTTTATGTTGTTATAGTCTAGAAAGAAAAACTTGGTAAACTTTGGAAAGTCTGATTAGGCATAATAGAATTTAAGTTGTATCCTGAGAAAATAGGAGAAGCAACTGAACCTACATTGTTGAGTGAAAAGTCCGGTAGACTCCCATCTTTGTTTAGTAAAGTAAATGCATCACTAATCGTATCTGCGATATCATCCTTGTGTGGAGTTTCATTTCCGAAGACTTCAAGTTCATCGAATAACTCTTTGTTCCAAGCACCACGTACTACACGCACATAACCTGCTTGGGCTACTGAACTGAACGGAGCAAACCTAGTAATCTTAGATTTAACAGGTTTCTGTAACCTACAAGTAAAACCCATCTCACCTAATCTACGCTGTAAGTCTCGTGCGTAAGCACCAGCAGCAGCATTAGGGTCTTGTGGAATACTAATTACAACATCTGTACCATCATCAATAGCTGTCTTGAATATAAGAGTTTCAACTTCATGTACTCTATCCCTTAAACCTACACAATGTTCAATTGCATACATGTTAGTTTTATCTTTGGCTAACAACGTTCCTCTAGTCCAGTCAGGATTCGGATATTGTTCCGATGGTTTACTGAAAGCTAAGTCCCATGCACGAACCTTTTTAGCTTTAACGAAAGGTTCCTCAATAATAGGTGTCCATTCACGTTTAAACAGTCCTGAAGCCTCTGATCGTGCGTACCAGCTACCCAAGAGTAGTCTTTCCATTTCAACGCGAGGTAGGGACTTTAATTTGGATACGTAAGTAGGATCAGCCTTCATCAAAGGAGGATTATCGTAGATAGTACCGGGAATAAACACAAAAGATAGGATACCTGATTCATCACCTTTACCGTGAATTGCTTCAAGTTCTTCCCTAGTATTCGCCCATTCTACTTTACCACCGGGAATCTGCTTCATATATCTAGTAGGATATTTTTCTTTACGAATAGGGATTCCACGTTCGTCTAAAGCAAATTCAACCCAGTGTCTAATGAAGCTATCATAGTCAGGATTACCTGTAGCTACGATTTGTTTCTTATAATCTACTGTGGTAGAACGTAAGCGAGATAGTAAGTAAATTACGTTGTCTTCTGTTAGTTGTTGGATTTCATCGAATCCAATAAACGTAAGTTCAGCACCTTGAAAGTTATACTTATCTGATGGATTATCTAGATAAGCAAATTTTAGAGTAGCTCCTGAACTAAATATAAGTTCTAAGTCTCTGTTTTTTATTCTTAATTTAGGGTCAACTTGCTTGAACAGATTAATTGCTGAGTCAAATAAACCACCGGGATTAGAAATTTGTTTTGTTGTTCTACGGAAGATAACACCCCTTGTTCTAGGGTGATGGCAGAACTTTAAGAACGCACCTAATAAACAATGTGACTTTCCAGCTCCAGCAGCACCTCCATAGAATGTAATATCAGCATCACTATTCAAGAATTGTTCTTGTGCTTTACTTGCTGGGGAAAATATCACGTTGTTCATATTGTTTTAGTCCTTATCTTTTTCTTCAATCATCTTCAGACTAAACGCAGGCATGTTCGGTTGTACTTCAGTACCTTCCGCATCTTCATCGCCACCTTCATACGCATCTTTTAATAGTTCTTTGTACAGAGAGATAAGCAATGCTGCTGATTTTAGTTTGTTGGCATCTGCTGCTTGTTCGTTTTTCATTATTCGTGAAGCAGTCATTACACTGTCGGCAATATGTGGTTTAATCTTACGTAGTAAACTTAGTAGTTCTTGTTCTTTAATTTCTCTACGTGTTTTCTCTTTAATACCTTTGATTCGACCTTGCTGATTGATATTAGGGTCAATAGCACCGTTTAGTTCTTTACGTGTTTTGAACACCATTATATTTCTCCTTAAAACGCCGAAAGCCCTGTGGGATTTAACCACAAGGCGTTATAATTATAATTAGTGCAGGTTACATAATCTGCGGATAGACTTTCGTGCTAACTGTTTATCATCACGCTAATATTTAGCTGTAGCTTTGGCAAACTATTTCAGTAGAATTTGATAGATTCTTTTTATGTAGCTTTAGTTACTACAGACGCCTAGAACTTTCGTTCTTAACCGTAGCGACACGGCCTACTAGGTAGCGTAGACTTTATAAGCATTAGCAGAATAATTTATTCCTAAACTTTCATTAAATTTATTATTCTTAGACATATTATCAAATGCAGATATAACTTGTAAATTCCAAGGTACATGAAGTCCGCAAACATTTTTGTTTGATAAAGGTACAATATGGTCTACATGGTATTCTTGACCTGTGTATAATCTAAACATTTGACAAATTGTAAAAAGTTCAATTATTTCAAGTTTATCTTCGTTGGTTAACCAAGAGGGAGTTGCATTTAATTTACGTGATCTTCTCAGTGAATCTAGTGCATTAGCTTTATCTCTATTATTTTCTCTCCATAACCTAATAGCCTTAGTTCTTTTAATTTTTTCTTCAGGAGTTTGAAGTCTGTAATTATAAACTCTTTTCAATTTATATTTACTGTAATTACGATTATAACTGATTGATATTTTCAATTTACCCTCTGGCGTTTGAGCATATTTTCTGTTTCTAGCACGTTTCTTTTCACGACCCTCAAGGGTACTAACTTTCCGCTTATCACAAAGTTTCTGGAGTTCTTTGATTTTCTCTGGATTTTTATCCCTATATTCTATATGTTCTATTCTACGACATTCTATACACTTTGTGCGTAGTCCATCTTTTGTAGATGTATGTTTATTAAACTTAGATAGAGATAAGTCTAGATTACAGCCTTTACAAATTTTTGTATTCATTTTTATTATTCCATTAAAATAACATTACAATGTAAGACAAAAGCAGGACGGTAATGAATCGTCTTTTCGGTCGGCCAACCTAGCTATTGAATTCTTGGAGCAGGTACTCAGTAACGATCTGATGTACTCAAGTTTGGAAGACTAGTGTGTATCCATAAACACCTTACCTGCTTTATATGGAAGCGGAGTCTCGGAATCGACACTCGCTATAATATTGGAGCTACACCAAGGACTTGAACCCTGCACTCATCCGTACAAAAGAAGTGTTTTACCAGATAAACTAGTATAGCTTAAATTCTATTTATTAAACAGCCTCTTTCGACTTAATGTTTCTTGTGGGGCCAGCCGACATACCTTCTTTAATAAATACTTGTTCTTAACACGTTCTGTTTCTTGGTCGTGTTTACCTCAGAGAAAATAGATTAATTCTCGGAGCTTCCGCTTATGCTCTGGTCAGTGCGGCTAGGCTCGAACTAGCGATTTCTTCCGTCCAAGGGAAGTAGATTACCAACTTTCTCACACACTGTATTTGGACAGGCTTTACACCTGATGGATAACTTTACACGGTTATTCGTGTTCCCATCCCTGAGAATATTGGGAGATGCTACAGGAATCGAACCCGTGAAGTAAAAACTAGATGCATCCGGTTATTACAACAAACTGTTAACAGCCTGAAACTCTCTGGTAGTCTTTACTAGTATACTACGTTTATGAGTCAGTTTAGCCTCTCATATTATGGTGGATGCTGATGGATTCGAACCACCGTGATTTTACTAGAGAGGTTACAGCTCCCTTCCTTCGGCCACTCGGACAAACATCCATAGTTATCATTGCTGGTGTAACTGGCTTCGAACCAATGACCTAAACGTTAACAGCGTTTCGCTCTACCAACTGAGCTATACACCAACGATGACAACTAAAATACTTTGGGGTGAACTATCGGATTCGAACCGATGACACTCAGAGTCACATTCTGAGGTTTTGCCGCTAAACTAAACTCACCCTGAAGTATTCTAACATAAAATCTTTGGAGGAAAGAACTAGAATCGAACTAGAGGCTGTTTCCAACCCGAAGAATTTAGCAAATTCTCTTGCGTCCAACGCACTACTTTCCTTATAAACTATATCGATGTTGTTTTTGGCGACACGCATGGAAATCGAATCCACATCTTTTAGATAGACAATCTAGAGCATTAACCGTTATGCTAACGTGCCGTATTCTTATTTTTGTTGTTTATTCTGCTTAATCTTTGCAGCAACTTTCTTCATTCTTTCACTAGCAGCAGCTTTTAACTCTCGGTTATTACGTTCTGCGGCTTCTTTGTTTGATTCAATATCTTTAAAATACATTATAACTCCTTTTATTTTACTTAAAACCTGTCGTACATCCTGCTGGTTGAAACAACCTAAAACAACTCAGTACATTCTTTGTAGTATACATCATAATTTCATTATCTGCAAGTTCATCTAGAGAGAATTCCTTGTTTAATACTACGAAAGTACCTTTTAAATAACATTCATTAGTACCCCAACCATTACACCAATAAAACTTCTGATTGTTCTTTAGTACTACAGTCAAAGATTCATAATCTAGAGTAGCAGTAGCAACCACCATGCAACTTGTGCTTGATAAGTTACTAGAAGCACAGCTAATATTAATTTCTCCAGCGTTGACATTACTTATTGTACCACAAGATACTAGTAAACTCATAAACAACGCAGCGATAAACTTTTTTAATTTTAGCATAGATTTCCTTTTCTATTATAGTGGCGGCAAAGGTAGGATTTTAACCTACAACACACGGATTTGGAGTCACGCTGTTCTGACAATTGAACTACTCGGCCTTAAACTGGTGGAGCTATAGGGTAACGCTCCCTAAGCAGGACATTGCAAATGTCTATCGTAGTCTTCTACTAACCCCGTTATTCGTAAAACGATCCTTTAGTGTGACCCGAAGGGTTCATCAGTAAATCAACTTCTAGCTGATCTTCCGAATCAATCTCAGGTGGTATCTCATCAACATCGTCGTAGCAATCATAACACACATTAGTGTTATTCCAAGGACTTTGCCGAAAATATTTATCACATACTACGCAGGTTGTCATTTTATTATTTTTCTTTCTTAATGTGGAGTACTTTCTACTCCTTCTAAATTAGTTCCACTTACTTAAGGTGGAGGGTGTATGGTCATGAAGTGCTTAATGCATACAAGCCAACAGTAGGTTATGTTAAATAATGTACCGCTTACTTCTTACTAGACTCAGATAGTATTGAAAGGAGATCGAAAGCTACTTTTGAGTCTGAATTTTCAGCAGATTATTCTAACATGAGTTATTATAACATGAAATTACTGATAAATCTAGTAAAATCAACAATTTAATCAAAAACGCAATACTTAGTCAGTATCTTACTATACTTTAGTTGCAATTTAAGCATAACTTTCCTTGCTTCTACAATATCATGCACTACTTTTTGTTTCTCTTGGTTCTGTTCTATCCAGTAAACCACGTAGTTAAACTGGTCAGTAGAGTGAGAAGATAGCCTTATACCTTGAATTAAGTTTCTATGCGCTTCTTTTATCAGAAGAAAAACTCGTCTAGTCACAAGAGCTAAGTTCTTTGAACTATTATCTGAAATGTCTAGGTTTTTATGCAATACTTTTTGTTCACTATTAGGGTTAACCCCGTAAGCTAGTACATAAGCTATCTTCTCTAATTTAAGTTTAAATAATTTCTTTTGTTTACTACAAAACACAGCTACTAAACCATCATGATCTGCTTGTAAGATTCTTCTGGTTTTCTTGTTAGTAATAACACCTGTACTAGCTGAGTAATCTAGGATTTCTTTTAGTCTATCAGGTGTTATTGCCATTTTAATCCTTAAGTGTTAGGTTCAGATTTCTTTCTAGATTTTCTTACAGGTTTAGGTTCTTCCACTGCTAATTCAGCTTCATGTTCTTTAGCGCGAAGAATTTCACGTTGCTTTAATCGCTCTACAATTTCATCAGACTCTAGGTAGATTTCTTTTCCGTCGATCATATCATTGATTTCTTGTTCTGTCAAGAAGTTTTTATATGTTCTACGTAAAAGTTTATTGGCTGTACTGCTGATATGCTTTACGTGTGCTAAAACATCACTACCTTTGCCACCTGTACCATACGATACGTTGTGACAGAGCATTGTAGCATTTTCTCCTACATAAACTTCATCACAATGCAAAGCAAACATAGACGCTGCTGAACTTACACTACCTACTAACAGTGCAACAGTATGTGCTTCAGTCATGTTTAAACCTTCTAGGAGCGATAGTAAACCAGATAGTTGACCACCGGGACTATTTACTAGGAAAGCTGCTACATCTTGCTCTACTGCGTTCATTAACATCTGGATTACTCCACGGTAATACACAGGTTCACGAAAACTACCATCAATAGGTACAGTATAATGTGAAGCTGTCTGAGAACTTACGAAATATCCCAAAGTACCTTCTGTATCTTCTCCGATTTCAACATCCTCATCTGCTGTTCTGCGTCTTGTTTTACTGAAATGTTTATACTCACTAAGTTTCATATTACCTCCCTTTTTTATGTTGTTTATCTTGATCTTGCTGAGAGTAAATAGCTTTACCTTGTTGATCTAGTAATTGTTCTTCTTCAAAAGCAATAACGAACTCTTTAGTTAACCCCTTACGACAAATATCTTCTCTGGTAAAGTTGATAAAGCTTGTATCTGGAATGTCATATCGTTCAACAATCTTACGCAGGTATGTAAGTCCGTTCATTCCGTTTTTAACGTCTGTCTGAACCCCAGTATCATCCCCACAAAAAATCATTTGACTGTTTGTACCTACTCGGGTAACCAACGCTTGCACTTCTGGAACAAACAACGATTGTGCTTCGTCTACGATAATAATAGCATCATCCCACGATCTGCCACGAATAGTTTCTAATGAACAAATCTCTAAAGTTTCTTGTTTCAGATGAATATCTGTACTTGCTTTACCTAGATAGTCCTCAAAGTAATCCACCATTTGACGGTAGAACGGTAATAGCTTTTCTTGTGCTGTACCGGGAAGCATTCCGATAGTTCTACCAGCTAAAGGTTGGTATGCACGGATAAGTACTACTTTCTTGATGTGCTTCTGTTTAAGCTGTTTAGCAGCCCACCAGCAAGCTAGGAGAGTCTTACCTACACCAGCAGAACCTTGTGCTGCTACTAAGGTATCGTACTTGAAAGCTTCTAGTAATAACTGCTGATTCTGGTTTTGAGCTACTAACACAGGAAAAGGTTGGGAGGTAAATTTTTCTTTCTGTACAATATCTTGTGTTGTTTTTTGAGAACGAACTAATCTAACGTTTTTGAGTTTTCTTGCCATAAGTCTCCCTTCTTATTGGTGATAAATTACTTAGCTTTAGCTTGCTTGGTGCGTCCGTCTACTTTTAAAGAAGTATCCGCAGAAACATCACCTACTGAATCAATCAAACCACCACCGGCTAGTACACGTTCATCTGCGCTTACTAACTCAGAAGTAGTAGATTTAATTTTCAGCATACCTGCTGTAAACATTGTACCATACTGCTGCGGATAGTTTAGGTTGGAATCAAGGTCTAGTTCAAACCCTTGTTTTACTAACTGTTGAATCTTTTTCAGAAATTCAGGAAGACCGTACTCTTGTACTTGGATAGTTTCAGGGGAAGTTACTTGTTCAGTCATGGATTACTCCTTTTGGTTAGGTTCTAACAAAATTGTCATTAACAAATTATACCATGGAAATTTACAAATGTAAAGATCGGAAGTTTACTTGAAATCCAGAAACAAGTATGGTACAATAAAGTTTGTATAATCAATATAAAGGTAAAAAACATGAACACTAAACAAGAAAATCCACGTTACATAGAAATGTCTTTCGATATTCTGGATATACCAGACCTACCTGTTGGATATAAATTTATTTTAGGTCTAATAGAACAAGATTGTAGAGACAACGGTATTTGTGTAAGAACATTGAAAAATATAGCGGAAATACTAAGGATTGTTCCTCTGACAGTAACTAAAGGTATACGTAAGTTAGAAAAAGGTGGATATATTGAAATTATCGAAGGTAAGTCTGAAAAGAACAGACCACAATATAGCTACAAAGTAATCAAAAGGATAAACGAATGAATAAAAAAGATGAATTAATCGACTTAGTTTCAGATTGGACTAACCAAGAAAAAGCCCAAGCTATAGCTTTACTTAAAAAGTCCATGTCTGAATCAGTAACTACTCGTACCAATCCATTGGTGGTAAAAACATATGTACAAGACACAATCAAGCAGGGATTAGTAACAGGTAACATCCAAGACTACCCTGAAGATTTTAGTAGTACAGCTAAAAGTATGTTCTATAAAGAAGTTATCCAAACAGTAGTTAAGGAGCTTAAAGAAGAACTTAAGATAGACGATTCAAGTGAAACGTTAAGTTTGGCATGGACTAATTGTGAAAAAGCAAAAAATCTTATAGATTTCCGTAGAGCATTCAAGATGTATTGTACTATTCTGAAGTCTGAAACATATTCTATAGAAGACGTTCAAGAGTATGTAGATATGATTGACGAATTAGACCTAGAAGTGCGGCAGCTTAGAAACTATAAAAGAATTCATGATGAAATGTTTGGTGTGTTGTCAGAAAACGACGAAGAACTTAACATTGTTCTAAAAGCTAATAAAATGAAAGATGCTGGATTTACCGACAAAGAGATTTGCAAGGTTCTCGGAATTGATCGTAATAAATTAAACTACTCCAGAAAGAAAGTTGTTTTAATACAACAGTAATTCTCAGATTTTTACTCAAAAGTACATCGAAAATGTTTAATTTAGGTGTTTTCTGTCCAAAAAAGCTATAGAGACTACATGGGGTAAGCATAAAGTACATCGAAAATGTTTAATTTAATCAAGTTGATAAGTTTTAAACAAAACCAACAACTATTGAAGGCTTCAACACATGATCAACGGTACTTACGGTGGTTTGCTACATGTTTTGTTGTCTTCGTTGGTACTTCAGTGTTAGGCACAAATACTGAAGTTTAAGAACGTTCCTTCGGAACTTTAAGCACAAAGTTAAGTTATTAACAAAGTCGAAGACTTAAATCATCTTCAGTTATCTACTACTGGTGTACGTGCAATGATTCCATAGTACTTCTCTGGTCTATCGCACAATAAATATAGATTAGCGTTCCGAATTTCTGGAATTATCTTATTTTTTAAAAATTTTGTTACTGTTATTTCCTTGGATCACCGTCTAATGATTCCAAGAAATATCCAAGTACATCAGACATAGCTACCAAGATACATACTCTACTCATTCATATAAAAAATGTATAGTGTAATTATCATTACTACGTGTATAGCAACATACGTAGTACTGGATCATCTAGGAAGCTCAATAACAGCTTAAACCTAAAAGACAGAGCATACGACCCTTCGGATGCGTATTACTACCTAGGCTATACATAAGTCTGTACGGCTTGTTCTAGGTGCTATAGCGTTGGTTTAAACGGTAGTATAGCGAGGGATGCAATGTGTAGTACTTACTGCTGTTAGATTGCTAGTGATTGCTAGGTAATACGGTTGGTATTGTTTGTGATTATCTGACAGATTTATCAGCAGTATGTCCGTATGGCTTGATGGGAAACCCGCCACCCCTGTTCCATTGTCCGTAGAAACCTAAAATATCCATACGTTTATAATACCCATAGAACGGCCTATACGGCCCTACAACCCGCGCTAATCAATCGTTTGATGCTATCGTATGTATAGTGGGTGATCGTTGGTTGTAGCGTGTATTCTATGTGCATACATCGATTGTTTATCGTGTGCATATCGTATGCTCAATGTATGTTTATCGTGCGCTATTGTGGTGCATATGGTGATTATGCGAAAGTTCAATGGTGGCATTATGTTGGCCATCACTAACTTCAAACAAACGTTTAAACTAGCAGCATAACATCACCCGCATATTGTGTGGATGCACTAACCAAAGAAACCCGCATAAATAGCGGGTATTAGTTACTAGGGTTAACCCTAGGTTACATTGTCTGCGGTACTGATGCTAACCATACGTTATGGAGTGCAAACCCTGTGTAAACTGGAGTTACATATTTGATTTTGTCGTATGTGAGAACATGTTGAACTTCGTTTCTCCCATCGTCATCTTGCCTTACTCCGTTTATATAACACTCGCACTCTAGTGCACTTCCCACATATTCCACCTCTACACAGTCCCCGTTATAACGATGGTATGAGCCTGTAATAATAGCGTTGGATTGGTCATATATTTTAGTCTGCAACATGGTAAGCCTTGATAAGTTAAGTTTGAACAATCCGATATTAGACTATTCGCATAACCCTCTATTGTAAAGGGTTATACGTAGAGGACTACTATTTCTTTTCGTTTAGGTCATAGTTACCTATGAACTCCCATGCTGCAGGCTTAGTGCATACTGTGTAAACCTTACCCTTGGGCCAAAATGTAGTATTAGGGCGTTTAATATTAAAGCAACCATAAACAACATCATTATGCACATAGTATAAATTCTCTGTGTAGTCTGCATTATATGAAACGAAACCGTGAACCAATAATTTCAACATGTTAAACCTTTATTCTGCATCACACTATTGTTCTGCATTGACTAAATTATAACACGATACATTGTGCGATCCAATGTACCGTTCATCGGCTATTTACTACCGTTCATCGGCTCAGTATCCTATAAGTAACGTATATAGCTGGGGATGCTACTACACACACCATAGCTACAGAGTAAAGGACGCAACCTAGAACTATACACACTGCTATAAATTGATGTTTATACATCATCATGCAACCTTTGATTTACTAGTGCCATGGGCTACGATAGCTATAGATTTCGCTTTAATGGTATTTCCTGAGCATAATTTACACTTATCGCAAGTGGCTTTATAGTCCATTTCTTTTGATGCCGGACAAAGAATCTCGTTAGACAATAGAGCGTTACCTTGCGCATATTGTTTTAATGGAATAACCCGAAAAGTGCGATAACCCTTGGAGTGGGCCTTGATAGCATCTTGCGCATTGTCTGCGCTATACATTGTCTGCGCATAATTGGGGGTTGCTTTATTGTTATGTTGATGTGTGTATCCTGTATGACCGACTGCACCAGACAATAAAGCATCCCATACATTTTGCGGTACTGCTGCGGGATCGCCATAAGTCCCAAGGCGTACCATACGGTTAGCCCCTAGGGTTACTATCCCTGCATTGTCTGCACTGGGGTATATGCCACGCTGCAAGCCTTTATATACTTGGCTCGGTCCATGGTACAAGGTAACGTAACAAGTCCGGTTCAAAGCTTGTTTATTGTTTCCCTCGGATGCTATTCCTCTATGTACACAATCGCCGCAGATAGCATAGTCCAACCCTGATTTACTTGCAATCATAGGGGATATATCAGATCTGATAATGTAGGTTTGTAGCATATTGCCAGTCTTACCGTTAGTCGATTTTATTACAGCAATGCATACGATGGGAGAACCATCTATAAGTGATGGGCCATTGTAAATGATACTAGATTTTGGTTTGGGTTGTTTCATAGTTTACCTTGATTTAAATTAAGCGAAGACTTGGATTATAGCTTAATTTTAATAGTCCTGTAATAGTTCCGACAATTTTTCTATTGTCTTACGGTCAAATACTTTGCTCTGTTTATCCCCATTTTCTTGGCAAGCCTCATAAATCGACAATGCTTTTCTTGAATCGCTGTCATACCCGAAGTTGTCGCACCAGCTAGAAAATGATTCATTGCATGCACTTGAATCTGAAATCAAGCTGTGTAGCATAGAGGCTACATTAGGAGGAATTGGTTTCTTGTTCTTTTCTTGTATAGCGTATGCTATACAACGCGGGTTCAATGTTTTATCTACAATGAATCCCTTGGGGAATTTACGATGTCCTAGACCAGTGTAAAAGTCAAAATCAATACCCATTAATCCAGTTCTGCCATTAGTAAGCAAAAAATTCCACTTGTCCATGGTAGTTTGTCCGCCTAATCCGTTTTTCTTTTCGCCTTGATAAACGCAATTTACTATTGTTGTAGTTGTTTGGATCAATGTAGAGACGCTATTTTCGATATCTTTTGACATAATAGAAACCTAAAAGAAACCGGCAAAGTTACCGCAGATAACCCCGAGTTATATCAGGATTATAGACTGTAATTTTATCGCTTATTTTGCGCCATTAGACAACGCCCATTTACGCATCAAATGATTGCGCTTAGTGTCTGCTACTTTGCCGAATTTACCGGACTGGTAGCGCACTGCGTCTGCTCCTGCTTTTGTTTTTCCGAGCCATTGCCCGCGCGAACCATTTCCGTCTGCCCCTGCCCATTGGAACCATTGGCCAACCCGCAAGCCATCAAAACACAATGGAGAATAGACTGTGACTGTAGAAACGTAACGATTTGAAGCTGTCATAATATGCACCTATAATTTTATGGTACTGGGTAAAATCACCCGATAAGCTCACTTTATTTTGTAAGCTTATTGTCTGATTTTATGATTCTATTATCTCACAGTTTATCGGGTATTTTCCCACTATCCTGCTTTTCTTTTCGTTCTTTTTTATAAGCTTTAGGCTTACCTTTAGATTCATATTTTCCGCTGTCTGGATTATAACGCATAATTATCCCTTAGAATGATTGTTTTTTCACTAGTACGAAAATAATAGCAGTACTTGCGCTAGACTGACACACCGATACTGTACCAATGTCAGTATGCGCCATTGTACAATCATAAATTGTTTTTGTATCTTGATTATAGTATTTTACCAGTTCATTGCTGGCCGTGGCATTCTCTACAGTGACTGAAGAAAAGCCGATATTCAAAATCAAGGTTAGTAGTGTAGCGATATTCATAATATTATCTTCAATTAAACTTAGAAACCAATGGGAGGACAACTCCCCACAATGAGCAGTTAACCACTAAAAAAAGCTTATCTACTGCGCGCAAATCCTGAAAATGTACCATCTTAAAATCCCTTTAGTAGCTTCGCATTATTGCTTGGCATGGTTGAATTATGGCATGTAAAAGTGTTGTTCCGACACCACAACCGAAAATAATCTTAGACTGTAAACCCTAATATGAAACCCTTAAGGGTTAACCCTATCTGTAATAAATACGTGTGCGCCTATGTGCGCAAGTACCATAAATTAATAACCTTTGCAACCCTAGGGTTAAATACCCGACAAGAACCAAAGGGTATTGATACTAACCAGTCTGGTTTAATACTGTACAGTCTAGATTGTGACTAGACGGTATATTTTCTGACTATACCATCCAGTCTCCGACTATACCGTACAGATTAAAACCAGACCGAGCATTCGCTGGGCGGCCCGTGTTTTTTGTGACTGGAGCGTTTTCACGGTATTAATAGCTTAGTCATTTCTAATCCTAGATACCCAAGCGGGTTTTTGACCATAAAACGGATTTTTGATTTGATTCACACCAACAAGGCTTTTTACTATCAAACTAACCCAAGTAGGATTTTGAGCTACAACATACACTCACCTACCTAGGATTTTGTAGTCCACGCTATATTTTATATTGTTGCATACATTCTTCATCAAACTTAACAACATCTTCTTCATAGAATATTACATCGCTACCTTCGTTTGATGTTCCATAATGCTTAATGCGGCCACCTAGAGTAGCCCTTGAGCAATCAATATGAGCTTCTGTCCAGTTACCTGAGTCATTGTACATTACATCTTGACCTTCTCTGTTCCATTGATCGATTAACATTTGTATTATCCTAGTTGATTTGATAGAAGAATTATAACAGAGATTCCGATCCTTCGGAGTCGTAAAGCAAAGAAACCCAGAGAATTAATCTTTAACAACCTCAACATTAACAACAACACCATCATGGAATGTCTGCTTAATAAACAAGATAAATTTATCTGTACCATCATAGTACTTATCTAGTTCTTCCATTGTACCACCTGTTTCTGTTACATAACCATCTTGCATAACACCCTTAATCAATGTAGTAACCACAGGTTCTGGAGGTTTAACTCTAAGTTCATTATCTTCGGTGTTATCCAAAGCCTCTAGTACAAACGTAAGGTCAATCCACTTATCTGATGTAATCGCAGATTTATACTGAATAATTTTGCCTTCAATCAAAGCCTTCAATAACTCTAGTTTATGCGTTGAAAAGCCATAGGGATTCGGTGTTTGTTCTACTGAAGCATTGACCAACTCAAGGCAAACAGGAGTCCATGAATAAGTAATAACATTACCATTAAACTTTAGTTCTACACATCCATTGTTATGTACTCGGCTTACCATAAAAGTCTCGGTCAAGTTAACTTTAACATAATCTGTCATCTCATCTACCCACCAATAATCATCTTTATTAGATGATAGTTCATAGTGCTTATCATGAACAAAAGTCTTACCGTTAAACTTAACTTCATCACCTACTTTGAGTACATTGAATTCCATGATTATCTCCTATTATTTACTAAATTTTACTACAAAATGTTTCAGCATTTACTACAAAATGTTTCAGCATTTACTACAAAATGTTTCAGCATTTACTACAAAATGTTTCAGCATTTACTACAAAATGTTTCAGCATTTACCATTTTACCGTTTTCTAGTGTAATTTTAAGAATTTTTGATGCTCCATTAGCGTTGTATTTTTCAATAAGATCACTTGCGTTATCGCTTACGAATTCACCAATATATCCATTGCCATCAATATACCTGAATATATAACTAATAACAGGCTCTGGTGGTTTGATGCGTAATGCACTGTCACGAAACCTGTTAATTACTGTAAGTGTACGGCAATCTTTAAATCCCATATCAGTATCAAAGTCTTCAGCATTCATAAAACAATCATCATATGTGCCTGTTGCGGATACTTGAATAGTTTTACCTTCAAGGAAAGCTTCAATCATTTTGCGTTGGTGTGTAGAAAGATTTTTGAGATTCTGCATTTGTTTACTCCTAGTGTTTGTTGCTGTTAACGAATTATATCAAGTAATTGTGCACATTGGTACGTTTATCCGAAATTGCTACAGAAAGTTTTCTTAAACTATTCCCATCTGATTTTATGTTCTAATTCTTGGCTAGATTTATCGATCTGCTCGTCTATTTTATAACTAAAGTTCTGTAGTCGATCTTCAATAGCTTCACTCAATAACGTAAGAAAATCTTCACGAGCCATACGATCTAATTTCCACATGGCATCACTTTTATTACTCAAGTAAGTACCATAGTTAGATTTGGTCTGATTATCCAAATTATCAATAATCTTAGCATAAACTATTTCTTCTATTGTCATAATTTACTCCTATTTCGCAAACACTACGTGCCGCTTAATCTTCCAGTGTTCAATCACAGGACTACCAGATAGTTCGTTGATTACAACCAAAGCAACGGTCTTTTTAACCAACGCAAAACTAGTACCAAGCCCTGTGTCGATTTCATGAATCATACCATGAGACAACGCCCAAGGATCAGTAGTTAGTTTGTAAGTGAAGTCACAACCGTAGTCTTTCTCTACGAAAGAACCTAAAGTTTGTTCTGTTGGCTTGTACATAAATTACTCCAGAGTTTGTGTAGAAGAATTATACCAGAAGTTCGTCTGGAATTTCTACATCACTACCTAATTTACTAGCAACATAACAACGCATAGCTGCGATTAGTGGGGTGGCGTCAACTTGGTAGCATTCCTGCAACGATGCTGGACGCTTATATGCCTCCCAGAATCCGTGTGCTGTTTTGCTGACGGTAATGCCTTCCCGCTCAATGATCGGCCCGCCTTGTGCCCAGTCGTAACAGAACGAGTTGTCCTCAATTCTGAAATCAGCAGTAAAGCCTTCTGGCGTTTTGCGAAACACTTTGCCATCAACAGGGTCGTGTTCGTAGTGGGTATACCCAAGAGACTTCGCCACCGCCCAGTCAAGTG